CCTTTTTGTCAAAGGAACAGGACGCCGTGAGTGTATACGAGAGGGGAACCTCTTGGGGAGAATTCATGGAAGATCGTGATAATGAGGTTTCCACTAAAATGTACGAAAAGTACGGTGAGAAATACCATGTGTATAGGACCAGGTCTGGAATTAAAGGCAACCATATAGGAGCCACAATTAAGGCTGGTCGCTTTCGAAAAGAAAGCCCTTGGACATGTTCTGAATGTGCTTGCGTGCAAAATAAAGGATATAGATGCATTAACTGCGGTTATGCACTTGTTCCTCTTAATAGAGCTAAAGAAAGAGTAAAGAAAACAGAAGAAGGTGCATCAGTTGCGAGAACTATTTTAGAAGATAAACTTCCAGAAGAAATGGTCTCGAAAATAATGGATCAAGTAACTGAGGACTCTTTAATAAAGAGGATAGCAATACAGGTGGCAGAAATTATCGCTAAAACGAATAGGGATAGTGACTGGCACTGGAATACAGGGATAGAAACCAAAGAAGATATAAAGAAGGGTTTGTATCCTGGTCTGCCCTCTGAAAAGAAGATTCCTATGGAGAAACAAATGGTTCAAAAGTTAAGAACTGTTAGGCCCTCCGTTGCACCTCTCAAAGTGTTTGGTAATAATCTATGTACTACAACTCATGTTCTTAATGGAGACTATAACGATGGTTTTGATTTGGTGAGCGAACCGATAATCAAGGTTGAACCTGTGAAGAAAAAGAAAAATCTTAACAAGGAGACAATCTTAGTGGAAGAGAACACCGAACCTACGAAACTTTCAAAATCAGCTAAAAGAAGACTGAGAAATAGAACCAGAAAAGAACAGAGTGACATTTCTGCGGTTCCTTTAAACTCCCAAGCCCCAGTGATAACTGGGGCGCCTACTACCAGTGGATTGATCCCGTCCCATTCTCAGAGCAATCTGAAGAGATCGGAAAGAGTGATATCATTTTCACAGGAGCAGGACAAAGGAAGGAAACCCAGAAGTGGAAACAAGCTTGTCTACTGGAACCGAAATATGCACAGTATGCGTGGCCCCCGCGAGGAGCTGAAGCAGAAAAGCGTAGTTTTAGGCTCCAATGCGACAAACACATCATAGATTATATAGAGCCCAGCGCAGTTGAGATGGAAGAATCCAACTTGCGCGTTTTGCCTCTATATATTAAACATACTTTACCATCTTTTCTTCATGAATACGACCGCGAAGAGTGGAGCAAGGCTATAGACGATATAAAGGATGATATAAAACCGGAGGCTAGTCCCGGAGTACCTCATGCTAAAGTTGCAAAGCGCAACGATAAGCTAATGGGAATTATGGGAGAGCGTCTAAATGATATCGTACTTGATAGAGTCGAGCTTATCCTCCACACTTCTATTGATAAACTTAAATCCATGACCAGAAAGGAGAGACTCGACCGGAATTTGATGGATCCCGTGAGAGTGTTCGTGAAGAATGAACCCCACAAAATGGAGAAAATCAAAACTGGACGGGTCAGACTGATAATGTCAGTTTCACTAACCGATAAGATAATAGAAATGTTGTTGAGTCGACACCTAACCAAGCTAGAAATTCAAAATTGGAAGGTTATACCTTCTAAACCAGGCATGGGCTTTACCCCTTCTGATAGCACAGCAGTGTATGCTGATGTGGTCGGATGTGGGTTGCCTATGTCTTATGCTGATATTTCCGGCTGGGATTGGAATGTGAAACAATGGCAGGTTGTGGATGCAGCAAGATCCGCTATACTACTTGCAAGAGATAGTTCACCTGTTTATGAGCACCTAATGATAGCTAAGGCCTATTTAGAAACTGAGTCAATATACCAGTTTTCGGACGGCACCTTAGTACAACCCTTGTTTAAGGGGATTGTAAATTCGGGAAAGTTCAGAACAAGTAGAGACAATTCTTTTATGAGAGTTAGGATAGCAGATCTAATAGGCTCACGCAAAATCATTGCAGCGGGAGACGATTCTGTGGAGAACACCGTTGAAAATGCGATTGAAAAGTACGCGAAGTACGGCATCCGCGTTAAGGAGTATCTCCCTGTTTCCGGCTCTTTTGAGTTTTGCAGCCATTATTATGGTCCTAACTGCTGTTACGCTCTTAATAAGGAGAAAATGGTTATGAATCTCCTGCATCAGGAACCCAAGGATTTTCTAGAATATAGAATGTCCATGGTGGGTTTTGAAGCAGAGTTAGAGACTAGACCCGATTATGAATCCATATTAGAGCTGATAGAATCAGTGGG